TTTTATTTATATTGTTAGAAACCCCAATATAAGACTTATTATTTTCAATGCATTTAATTGCATAAACTGCTATCATTTTTTAGAGTCCAATACAGGAACTACAAGTTTTTGATAGTAATCTTCACCGAATAACTTTCTAAAATACTCTGGTCTTTGTTTATAATGTTCTTTTAATGCTGCATCTCCTACCATTCCCATTATTGGGCAAGGACTACCCGAATTTATCATGGCATCCCATACTTTAGGGTCTTGACACAAGACTGATACTGCGGCTACTTTGAGTCCTAAGTCATTTAATGTTTTAGCTAACTTAATCTTTACGCAGTTATCATCAAGTAATACAGTACCGCCAGACAAAGATAAAACGCCAATGTTCCCAGCCCCACTGACGGGAACAGCACAAACATCTTGGCTAAATGCAGACATACTAGGAGCAATGGCACTACCAACGGGCATCCCCTTATTTTGAATGACTGTGGTATCAGCCCATGTATAGAGAGTACATCCCATTAAGCATAAGCCAATTAATAATAGAATAAGTTTTTTCATAGTGTCCTATATAGCGTGTATGGTAAATGTTTTCTTTTTAGGTATTCCATGAACAGCACCTATGATGTCCTTACGATCATCAGCTTGTGGTCCATCGATAAAATAAGGAATAGTTCCAGTTAATAATTCCCATCCAGCCATAAAGAAAGGAATGTTGTCTGAATAAGCATTGTTACAAGCTAAATCCCACATATCACCTTCAAGGAACATACAAGAGCCTTGGCAGATTTGTAACACAGGGCAATTAGGGCAATCTTTACGATGGCTCCAGTGTGTGCTTGTATTTAATTTAATGTTTTCAAAGTCAGATATATGTCCAATTAAATGACTTTTACCATTAAAACTTGTAGCTACATTAGAAGCATTTTGACAAGTTAATACATTGCCTTTTAAATCTACTGCAAGCTTACTAGGATCATCCATACCGCATTTTTGTCCTAGTGATGAAGCAGGTCTTTTGTTTAAGATTGAGTTAACAAATCCTTTGACTTTAGTATTTAAAATATCAAAGTTCTGTGCTTCACCTTTACGTATTTCATTAAAGGAATTGTTTCTAAATTCTATATGATCAGCTTGATCTGACATACAAACAGCTTTACCGCCTTCATCATAAGGATCAATAAATGCACCTTCACCAATAGGTACATCAAATCCTAAACGATCTTTAAACCATTTACTTATTGCAGAACGGCTTGGATTATCTTTATGGATCATGGCATTAAAACTCATACGGCCTTTAGGACCTAATCTATTCCATAAATCCATAATCATTGCAAATTGTTCTGGGTTATCAAATGGATCAACGCCTCTTACATGATAACCTGGACCATCATGAGAAACACCCACACCAAAGTTCATTTCATCTAGCCATTGGTTTTTTTCTAAATCTAATATTGTGCCATTAGTAACAATATTAAATTGAGCATTAGGATATAAAGCTCTAATGCCCTCAGCTAAAGGTTTTAATGTTTTCCAATACACAAAGGGTTCACCACCCCAAAACTCTACTCTTAGATCTGACCCATCACCCTTTAACCAAGTAGGTAATGTTTCTAAAAATGGAGCTACATCGTCTTTTGTGGTTTCATCAGCATGAGGTACAAAACGTTGATTGCAATATGTACACTCATAATTACAAGATAAACCTAATTGTATTTTAAGTACTTGAATATCTTTATTTTTGCCTGCAGGTGAGTCAACACTTGTTTTAACAGGGAAATCTTTATATTCTTGTGCTGGTCTTCCAAAGTCAATAATTGTACCTTGTTCGTCAAATACCATAGAAGACATATTGTCATACCAAAAAACTTTTTGTTCGTTGGTAATAGGTTTAATTGCCGTAATTCTAAATTTAGCCATTATAGAGTAGCGTAATTTCTTACTGTTTCTTTTACCTTGATATTGGTAACAAGGGCTATCGTATCTACCCTTCCTAAATTAATCTCGGATGTATGAAAAAGATATGAAGGATGTATTAAAAAAGTACCAGGCACAGGGCTTACTTCATGCATGACTGAGTGATTTAAAAATCTACTTCTCATAGCTATAGGATCAATGATATGCAATCTGCTGCCTGCTGGTTTTTGATGTGTATTATTGCCAGGGAAGTCAGTAACATCAATATGGCACCATAATACTGCTACATAATCTACACTTCTATGTACATGGGTTTTAGCAAATTCACCAGGACCAAACTTTCTTAAAGCTGTTGTGGCTTCAAATTCTACATTTTCTGGATCATAAAAGTTTTCTGCTTTTGCCATTTCAATCATGCGTGATTTAAGCATTTGTTTAAATTTTTGACATGATTCTCTATCATCTAACAATAAGTTATAAGATACTTCTGGAGATTTACGCATAGCTACAGGAACATGAGCTTCAGGTCTTGATGCCTCATATTCAAATCCAATATTAATTAAATCAGTTAAAAATTCTTGTGTTACTTCAGGTGCTATTGGCTCATAAATGATATTAGTTGCCCATAGTTTTAATAAGCTCATTTAAATTCCTATACAAGCGTTACAGTTTTTGTAGATACTCCAGCCCAATATTTATAGCCCATTTTAATGGTAACTACTTCACCTGCATTTAAGCCTTGTGTATTTAATTGGAATGTTTGTCCATTTATAGCACGACTTCTATTTAATACGCCATTATCTGCTGAAAGAAATACAGTAGTGTTTTTAGGAGCATTGACTGTATAAGTTGTAGATTGACCAGCTGTTAAACTAGATTCACCTGCAAGTGATACAGGTAACCAAGCATCAAGGTAATTTTTCATTGATGTAATAGATAAAGCAGATGGTGTTGAACCATTTACTGTAACAGAAGCATTTGGAGAATCACGATACACTATAGTGATTTCATCTATTGTACAGTTTGCTGAAGGAGTTAAAATGTATAAAAATGCATAAGAACCATAATTGTTACTAATGACAGAAAATGGACTTCCTGATAATTGTTTACCTTCTGTAGTAGGTACGCTTGTATATGTTTCGTTAGGATTGACTCTATTCGGAAATGAGAGTTGTGTAGTTTCAACCATTTGAATAGGTGTATCACTTTTCCATAAAGATTCTGGATAAAATGCTATACATCCATGATCTTGGCCATATTTAGAAACAATATTAGACAAACTAAAAGTGCCTGAAAAATTAATATCAGCAATACTTTGTGAGTTTGTTGTATCGGTGATTGATATAGTTAGAGTATCACCTGAAATACTAATCTCATTTTTTGTGATAGTTCTATTTGTTGTTAGCTTTAAAAATTCCATATATTATCCTTTTAACAATTACATCTACAATTACAATTATTCGTTCCTATTCCATATACGCCACCACCAGTATCATACCAATACCAAGCACCAAATGGAAGATTACCACCATTACCGCAGTTTCCTACACTAAAATTACTTATGCTTAATGCACCTGCATAATTACCTAAATCATTAGTATACTGACTTAGTTTGGTTGGTCTTCCTGCCACTTGTGTCCATGCAAAAGTTGAGCTTGATAATGTAGTTCCATCACCAAAAACTATACTACCATTTGTGAGCTGCGTTGACATAGATAACCTTTAGCAATTACACTGACAATTACAATTTGGAGAATATGGATATAATGTAGATCCATTCCATCCTACAAGTATTTGTGCATCAGATGGGGAACTACTATTCCAATAAGCTACTGTAGTAGTATCTATATTGCTTGCTGTTAACCAACCACCATAATTACCCAAATCATTGGTAAATTGACTTAATAAAGTTGGAACACCAGTAATAGAGCCTTGAGCAACTGTATTAGTGCTTAGTGTGGTACTGTCTCCAAATACAACTGATCCATTTGTTAATTGCGTTGACATTTATTTTCCTTTAGCAATTACAATAACAATTACAATTACAATTAGATACTTGCAAACCAATTTGAGATCCATTCCAAGTAAAATTAACATGAGGATTGGATGCTCCACCTACACCACTAGTATTTACACTTGTAACCCAATTTTCATAGTTACCTAAATCATTAGTGAATTGACTCAATTTTGTACTTGGGTTTGTAACATTTGCATAGGGCAAATTAGCACTAGATAATGAGGTGCCATCTCCAAAAGTTACATTACCATTACCAATATTTGCTGACATTATACAGTTCCGTAAGAAGTTACTGAAGCTTTAACTGTTAAATTTCCTGATGAGTCTAATTTAGCCACATTAGTGCCATTGTAATTAAAATATAAAGTTGTACCTGTAGGTGTTACTGACCAGCCACCTGGATTTGAAATAGATCCAGCTGGAGTAGCAGTAATTTGAGATACTACATAAGCAGTGGTAGCAATATTAACTGAATTATCACCCGCAGGAGGTGTGGTGGCTACTGCACCAGCAAGTCCTGTCATAGTTGTACTTGGAGCTACTAATTGTGTATTGTTTACAGTATAAGTTCCTGTACCGCCAGAACCTGAAACAAAGCCTGTGATTTCTGTATTTGAGGATATGCCTGAGCCTGTCACACGTTGACCAATAAATATGACACCAGAGTTTACTGCGGTGACATTTAAAGTCGTACCTGATGCACCAGATCCGTTACTAATACCACCTACAAAGGAAGCGGCTTTATAAGCACCAAGAACACCAGCGGCTAAGAAATTACCTGTCTCAGTTACATTACCAGATACGGTTAAATTGCCATTGATTGTAAAATTACCCGCAGATCCTGTTTGTGCTGAGTAAAAACCTGTTCCTGTACCAGATACATTATAAGCATCACAATAACATTGAGCGGTAGTTAAAGGTGGAATAACAAGAGATACTGAACCACCAGAAGCTGACATGGTGAGGTTATAGTTTGTATTGTTGGTGATGATATAGAATTTATTGACTAAAGGAGCTATGATCGTAGAAGCAGTTGTTGGAGATCCACCTACTACAAGCACCATATTTCTAGCATCATCAGATGTACCATTAAGGTTGGTAAGGGTATAAGTATTGGATGCTGGCATAGAAATACCATCAACACCTGTAATAGCTTGTTCTACAAGGTTCCAGTTTGTATTGGTTGTATCACCCCATGTACCCGCTTGATCACCGTCACCGATTAGGGTTATTTTTAACGAGGTTGAGTAGGTTTCTGCCATGATTATTTCCTTTAAATTAAGCCTATATTATACTTTATTGTGAATTATTTACCAATGTCCAAGTGTTTAAATCTGTGTTATTTACAAGCACCCAGCCAGTTGTATTGGAGTTATTTACAGCATTCCAAGTAATAATGTCACGATCATCTATTGTGATCCATCCACGTTGGATAAGAAGGTCTAAAATACCTATATTTTCAAATACAGAGGCTATAAAGTTGGCTTTTATTGAAAGCACATCTTGTACTCCTATATTTTCAGAAATAGTATCTAAGAAGTTAGCTTGTACTGTATTAGAGTCATTAGCACCAAAGTTTTCAAAAATGGTAGCAAAGAATACGCTAATGATAGATTCTATATCGGCTAAACTAATTGCTTCAGCTACGCTTGATACAAATCCTGCACTTGCTGTTTCAATTTCACCTACAGTAATGTTTTCACTGATGCTAGACTTAAATTGAGCAGTAATCGTAGGTGTATCGTTCCAATTGCTATTTTCAGTAATAGATGACTGGAATTGAGCTGAAATTGCAATCACATCTGCCCATGTAGAATTCTCGGTAATAGAATCTAATGCGGCAAAGTAAACAGCATAAGTGTCAGCCATTGTAATATTCTCTGTATCAGAGACTGCAAATTGGGCTGTAATACTCTCAGAATCGTTCATAGTAACGTTTTCTGATATGGTTTGACCAAAAGTACTCACTTCACTATTTGAATCAGCCATAGTAAGGAATTCATTTAAACTTTCGTAGAATTGTCCACCTAACGCATTAATATCCACCATGTTGACATTTTCTGTCACAGATTGATTAAATACAAATGCTTGGCTATTTGTATCAGCCATATTAATATTCTCTGTAAGGTTTAGAGAATAAGCATTACCACCTAAAGATGCATAAGGTGGTTGAGCAAATGCGGCATACCCAAACACTATACTACCTCATCTGCTGGTTCTGGCGTATTACCTTCTTCAAGCCATTTTAGGTAGGCTTGGTAGTCTGTGTTATCAACCCATTCCCCAAAAGACGTAATAGAACCATCATCATTGTTTTTGATAATAATTATTCCAGTTAAATTATTTTGTATTTTATATGCCATTATAGTTCCGCATTTGCAGCAATATATGAATTATTACTTCCAGCATCCCTTAGGGTTGCTAATGTATTAACGGTTAATGAGCTATTTGTTGTTGAATAAGTTAATGCAAATGGGGTAACAGTATTTAAAGCTACAACGCTAACAGTTGCAGTTGAAGAAAATTGCAATATTTGAAATGTAGCGGATGCAGAAGTCACTAATGATGGCGTTGTTCTCATATATACTTGTAGTGGTTGAATAAATAAACAAGAAGTAGTAGTTGGTGTGTAACCTTGAGCATATGTAAAAAAAGCAGTAAAACTATTGTATTGTTGATAATACCTCTGACAATTAGCCAATTCCTGATTATAAAGTCTGCGTTCAAACGGTGTTGCTGATGTGCCTATTTCTAGTTGGACACCTGTAAACCTAGTCTCATCTGTTGAAGTTGAGCCATTTCTATAAATATAAATAAAAGCACCATTAGATACAGATGATGATAAAGAGCTAAAATTAACAGTATATTTAGTCCATGTAGATGAAATAGTTATAGCAGACGAAGTTTGCTCTACGTTTTGTGTAGCAAAATTATTTAAAGCACTTGGAGTTCCAATTTGAACTGATAATGTATTAGTTCCGCTTACACTTTTTGCCCAAAATGATACTGTTAATGATTGTCCATAAGTATCTAAAATATTATATGATTCTATTCTTTGATTGATAAGATGATTTGCACCTGTAATATCTAAAGAATACTGAAACCCTGTAGGAACATCGGTAGATTGAGTTACCGCAGTTGGGCTATTACCAGCATACCATCTATCAGCTGTATATCCATTTCCACTAAAACTTGTTCCTCTTTGCCATACTTGCATAGCACCATTTATAATACGGTTCTTAATCACATAAGGTGATGCTGCGGCTCCTTGTAAAGATGAGTCGTTAAACGTGACTCCGTTACTGCCATCTAAAATCATGCTCATGCTAATTCCTTATTCATATAATATGTTTACTGAACCAGCGTCAAATGTATCTGTTCCATTAGATGTTGTAATTCTTACCATATTTAATGTACCAGCTAATGTTCCTGTTCCTGCTGTTTGTCCTGTATATGGTGTTGTTGTGACGTTAGAAATAAGACCTGACGAAACCCAAATATTTCCAGAAACATTGGTTAAAACTATATGCCCACTAAATACATAAGAAGCTGTTGCAATATACATAATATAACCAGCAGTAGATGATACACCGCCTGATGCAGAACCAGATGCTAAAGCATAACTAGATGTTGAACTATATCCTGATGTTGTAGGTGTACCACCAGTACCAATTTGTATTAATAAGTTAGCACTTCCACTTAATGAAACCCCATTAAACATTATGGTAATTCTTTTTATCCATGAAGGAAGGCTAGTATAATCAATGCTAGTTCCAGATGTAGATGCTACTGTTGTGCCTGCTACAATATTAGAATTTACACCAGCAACTGTGGCTGTTCCTGTACCTACAGGCAATGTAATTGTATTAGTTCCTGATACTGCTGGAGCAGCTATTGTAATACTGCCTGAGGTATCTCCAGCTATGCTAATTTGCGCCATTATTTAGCTCCTTCTAGTGTTTCTATTCTTGCTTTTAGGTCATTGATGATGGTTTGTTGTTCTTGGATTGCTGCTGTTAAAAGTGAAACCATATTTCCATAAGCTAAAGCATCTGGAGTTCCATCTTCTGCATATTGTACAAATTGTGTTAATCCTATTTTATCTACTTCTTCTGCAATTAACCCACCATAAAATTTGTCACCATCAACTGCACTTAAACCTTGATATGTTACTGGTCTTAATTTAAGTACATCTGATAATCCATATAATGCGTCTTGAACATTTTTTTTATATTTTAATGATGATGTAGCACGAAGTAATGTTCCATCAGTATTTATAAAAGCATTTGCACTAACAGCAGCAGTATAGTTATAAGGTGATTGACTGCCCTGCCCTGTTCTCATAGCACCATCATCTCTAATATAAAATAATTCTGTTCCACTACTATTTGAAATACTTAATGTGTTTGTACCAGATGTATTTCCAGATGATTTAAGTGTAAATTTACCTAGTGCTGTTGTAGTTCCCACTAACACATTACCACCAGAACTATTAGAAGCCATAGCTAAAATTGGATTAGTATGACTATCATAATTTGAATACCAAGTTAAGTTATTTCCTGATGTATCCAAAAACCATGAACGATTTCCTGGATTTTCAATATCAAGAACTGTAGTATTGGCAGATGGGCTAATAGTTAATTTACCATCAATTTCCGCAGTTCCACTTACTTGCAATTTGCTATTAGGACTACTTGTACCAATCCCTACATTCTGTGATGTATCTATAGTAATTGCAGTAGTAGCTGATGCACCTGTAGCTAACTGTAATTGACCGCTAGTATCCGCAGTCATGTTTAATGCTGTGCCTGATGATGTTCCTGCTGAAATTATACTTGCCATAATTTACCTTATAATATTACCCATCGGCTACCTGATGGAACTGTGACTGATTTACCTGTTGCAACTGTTATAGGGCCAACACTCATAGCGTTTTGACCTGACGCAATAGTATAACTTGTATTGACAGTATTTGCATTAATTACTAATCCATTAGAGGCAACAATTTCAGGTGCTGTTAAAGCTCCAGTAGATGGATTGGCAGTAAAGCTTGTATTTATGTAATCTACTGTTGTAGTTCCACTAGAAGCCGACTGAAAGCCTACATTATAATTTGTATTACTTGTAGTAGAAGTAATAGTTAAGCCAGCGGTATTGGATACCCAAGTTGGAGGTGTGCCTGATCCGTTGGATTGAAGAATGTAGCCTGATGTTCCGTAAGATCCGTTAAACGCTACCGCATTACTTGGATTAACTGTAATAGCATCAGCTGAGTTAGCATTGGTTACAAAGTGAATAGAGTTAGAAGACCCTGTACCAATAGCTAAATCTGTACCTTGTGAGTATAAATAGACGTTATTGGCAGCACCTAAAGCACCTGTTCCTGAAAAGCCACTACTGTTAATACCAAAGTCACCAAAGTATGCGGCTGATGTAGCTAAGTTATTACTTACGATAAAGTCTGTAGAAGCAGTGTTACCAGAATTGGTATTTTGTAAAACAATCTGATTATAGGAATTTACAGAGGAAGTAAATGATGCAAAGATGTTTGAATCAGAATATCCTAGTGTTCCATAACTAAATGCACCAGCATTTAAAGAACCTGTAATCGTAGCATTAGCTGCAAAAGCAGGAGCTGTGACTGTGGTTCCGTTATAGGTAAATGTAGATGAGTTACTAAATGCGTTTGTACCATTACCATATGGCACATAACCCGCAGTTAAAGATGTAAGTCCTGTTCCGCCTGCAACTACAGGAAGTGTGCCTGCAGTTAATGCATTAGGTGCGGTGGAATAAAGTGCATAGTTAGACGAGCCAAATGTAGTAAGACCTGTACCACCATAACCTGCTGCTATAGCTGTACCATTCCATACTGCGTTAGTAATCGTAGCATTATTAAAAGATGCATTTGTTGCACTAAAGTCAAACTCACCTGGTAAGAACGCATATTTAGTCCATGTACCCGCAGTCGTTGAGTTAGAAATTAAATATATAAAATCAGCACCACCAGATGGTACTGTATCTACAGTTGCAGAAGCATTATTTACAATTGTTAAAAGACCGCCAGCATCATTATCAAATATAAATGCAGCACCATTAGGTAAAGTAGTAGCATCTGGAAGTTGAAATGTTTGGGTTGTAGAACCTGTAAGTCTTTGGATATATGCAGATGCGGCTGTTAAAACAGTTGTAGATGCAGTAGAGACTGTAGCAGCATATCCAGCTAAAACATTATTTGCTGTGATATTTGAATTAGCATCACGCAAAACAACAGAGTTAATACCAGATGATGATGTGACCCCAGTACCACCATAAGATACGCCTACAGTCGTTCCTTGCCATGTTCCTGAGGCTATTGTGCCTAATGGGGAAACATTGCCTGAAGCGTCAAGATTAACTGATTTTTCTGCTGGATATGTAACGAATACGGAAGAACTATTTCCCACTAATGGGATTGCCGTGGTTGTTCCGTTGGAGTTTGATAAAACGGTTGTACGAGCTAGTTGATTTGGAGATCCAGTTGTAACTGTACCAAGACCCACCTCCCATGCTTGAGCTATGTTGTCATAGATCGTGTAGAAAGTGGTGTTATTACCAATAGTCGTGAAGGATTGGAAACCAGGTACTGCTCCGTTAAGCGTGAGCGTACCCGTACCACTAGTCGTGGTAGTTTCCTGGACTCTATCCTTGACTACAAGAGCCATTTAAGCTCCTTAACTTGTTGCTGTTGTTGAGTACGTTACCGAGACAGTATCACCAGCAGTTGTAACTTTAGCTACAGAGAAAGCACCAGCTGAATATAATATACCACCCGTATTGCCTAAAGTACTTGTAGCACCAGAGCCAGTTACTAAGAAACAACCACCTACTGTACCACCTGCACCTGTGATGGTATATGTGATTGCAGTTGCTGTTGATGTAGTAACGTTAGAAGGTGAAGTACCTGTTGATGTAGCTGTAGCAAATACTGCTGTACCACGCACTGCTGAACCAGTTACTGTATAAGCAGTAAATTCTGTCCAACCAGCGTGTGATGTCATTGTATCTGATGCTGCAAATGTTGGTGATGCACCTGAAATAAGACCTAAGAATGGACCTACTGTAGTGTATGTACCAGATGTAGTAAGTAAAGTGTTTAGAAGAAGTTGTTTACCAACAGCATTTACTAGGTTAGGAAACTGTTCTTCCCATTTTAAATTACCATTAGCATCACGACATTCAACTACGTAATGTCCTTCAATACCTACTGATTCATTGGAAATAGCATTAGCACCAAGACTAATAACCGCTTGATCTCCAAATCCTTGTGATTCTTTTAACATAAAAACTCCTTAAGTTGCAATAGAACTAGATATTCTCAACACGGCATTTGAAGAATTGCTAGTGGGAAAAGTTACTGTAAAACTAGATGTACAGATTTTATCAGAACCAAAATTTAGCACAAATATAGCTGCACCAGTAGTGCTATTATAAACTAAACCACCCCTACATGTAAAGCTTGCAGGACTCCAAGTGACATTATTGAATGTCAAATAAGAAGTATTACTTTGGTTATCATAAGCTATGGTAGGTGTTAAAACTATGCCTCCAGCTGTATAACCTGTGCCTGTAACTTCATTAACTGTGGTATAAGCAGTGGTAGTATTGCCTAAGTTTGCATTAGCATTATATAAAGCTAGTTTATATACATATGGGCTTGTAGGAGAGAAGTTCTCTGCTCCTTGAAGCATATTGTATTCAAATACAGTACAAGCGGTTTGAACGATCATGGATTAACCTTCATACGAGCCTGACCATTACGGTATGCATCACCTCTTTCAAGACCTGTACCAAGACGATTAAGTTGTTGGATAGCTTCTTGATATTTTTCTTCGTAGTTCTTAATAACATCAGGTTCTTGACGTTGGAATAACATAGCTTCACGCATAGAGCCATATAAAAGTACTGGATCATAGTTATCACCTAACCATGATGTGCCATTGACGTTAGAGATTGTATTTACTGGAATAAGCAATCCAGAACCAGAACCACCTAAACTTGAATTAGATGCACTTAATACATCAGTTAATGTGTAGAATTGACCACCATTTGTAAGTGTGACTGAAGCTACTGCACCTGAAGAATTCACTACAATATTAGCTGTAGCACCAGATCCTGAGCCTCCTGTTAAAGCTACTTCGGTATATGTTCCAGGAGTATACAAAGAACCACCTGAAATAGCATTAAAGCCAGTAATTTGACCTTGAACAATAGTAGGTGGATAGTAATAGTAGTGAAGTTCTACTTGATAATTATTATCTGGTGTTGGTCCTAAAATCAATGATAAAGCATCTAAATTTCCATATTGGTTACCAAATAACGCATAATGTTGTGGTAAACCTGTAGATGTAGAAGTTGGATAAGCTTGACGGATGTAGTTGACGTCTTTGTTTAAAAGGTAATTATAGTTGCCAGATGAATCTATAACGGCTAATGAGAACGCAGATAACCAATCATTTGGTAAAGATACGTATTGATTACCTAAAGTCAGTGTACCCGTTACGTTTTTACGTAATGATGGCAATTGAACAGAATTATAAATCCTGTCTTCAGCTTCTTGGACAAAACGAGGTATGTTAGAAACAAACAGTGGTTCTGTTGTTTCGGCATAGTCCATTATGGCTTGATACAATTGGACGTAATTGATTTAAATCACCCTAACCAAAGTATATTTATTTTTTACCTTGCCTTTATTAGCTATTAATTGTGAAATATTACCTGCAACTGTTCCAAAAAAATCTGCTGCATATTTTTGATTCAAAAATGATATGGCAAGCTCTTTACAATATACTGGTTTCCATTTTGCTTTTGCAGTTTTAGCAATATCATCTTGAGATTTTTTACGACCTATATTTGCTTTTCCCCATTTACTTCTAATTACAGGATCTTGCAATGTTTTCTTTAAAGATATGCTACGTTTAATAACAACTTCTTTAGGTGGAATATATCCTTTAACTCCAGATCCACCTTTAGTCATATTATAAACTGGTTTAAACTCTTCTATAAGTAATTTTTCAGCTTGATGCAACGACTCTTCATCAAAAGCATAAAATATCTCATCAAATACAAAGCTTTCAAACTTATATTTGTTAAGTGCTTCTGAAAATTTAGTCTTATATGTTTTCATTGAGCATTTATGATTGGTAATTCTTTTCTTTATATTTTGACAAGTTTGACCGATATATTGTTCACCAGTAATCTTGTTGGTACAAAGATAAATAATACCAAATCTATTCATTATGCCATTGGACCTCTAGCCTTACGGCCTTTAGTAGCAGCACCATTACCACGTGTTTCAACGCCATCAGTTTTTTCTTCACTGATACCATAGCTCATGCCACTTTTAATTGGATCAGTAATACGTGCATCTTTAGCTGATTTTTCACGGCTATACACGCCATCTTTCATTGGAGCTTCACCAGCTGCAACAGATGTACCGTTCTTTTCATAAGCTTCTGCAGGTTTGTTATTTCTAGCATGACCTGTTTTTACAGATGGGCTATTCTTTTTTGTTGGTTTAACTTGAGTGACCATATTATTTGCTTCCTGGTTTTTGGTTGTGAGCACGTGCTAAGTTACGGCCTACAGCTTTCATTGCTTTGCCTGTAACGCCACCTTTAGCTAATTTAGTTTTCTTACCATGATGCATATGTTTTTCGTGTTTGTGCACTTCAACATCAGCAATATGTTTAACTTCTTTTTTATCCATTTCAAACTCCTTAAGTTGTTGTTATTGTAACGCTATTAATTTTGATTAATGGTAACAAGTCATTTGGCGTTAATAGTGTATCAAAGTTTCTTGCACCACCCACAGGGTTCCAACCCCACTGCGTTTGACGAGAACCATCTGAAGGATATCCTGCGTCATCTAAGTTTGTTACAGTTGGATCGTATGGGTTAGTCATTAATCCATATGTACCACCAACATTATAACTCACATCTGGTCTTGGTTCACGTACTGCTTGTGGATCATTAACAGGATAAAGACCAAGACTTAATTGTGGATGATCTGGATCCCAACATTCAGGACAAACTTTAATGTTAAAAAGCTTAGTTTTAATGACTTCTTTTTTAAGCTCTGTTAACTTATAGCGTTGACCACAGCGATCACATTCGGCAATTGCATACTTACCTGAGGCAAATTTATTAGGCATGATTACCTCGTGTAGAACATACTTCTAGGCACAAATCTTATTGATGCCTTTTCACGATCCTCTTGTGAAGCTAAATCCCATTGTTGATCGTAGTCAGCTTTTAACGCTAACACACGGTTAGGATCAACGCCAGCAAGCTTCATTGATAAATAGTAAGCTAAACCTGCTACCATAGGTGGAATAAATCTGTATGGAATGTCATTAATCACTACACCAGATCCTGCGTCTTGAATACGTCTTAAACGCCAGTAAACAAATGTATAATTGCCACCAGAATTAGGTGTAGGCCATACATTAATGTTTGGAAGCTGAGGAACTAATGCAGTTGCACTATATGCATGAGATGTTGCTGTTGTTCCATTTTGTCCACGAATACAATTAAGCAAGTAATTATTAGTTGTATCAACATTAGGATAATAAATGATTTCATTGTCAAATTGTATAAATCCTGTAGCTGCTAAATCAGAAATATTTGGACCAATTTGAATATTCGTATCTGTTGCACTAATACCACCATTGCCATTAGATCCATTACCTACAAGATAGTCTTTATTTGCAGATGGACTAGTATTTCCAGACTGTCTGTTGATCCAAACTTGAATTGGACGACCAACAGCTAGTTTATTAGGGATTGTTGAGTATGTATCTTCAGAAATACGAGAAATATTGATGTCAATTTGGTTTTGTAACGTTCCTTGACGTACAACATGACTTAAAAGATCAATGGTATCTACAGGAAGTGGGTATGATATCTGTCCTGTTACTAAAGGAATCTGTCCTTCTTCTACAGTCCATAAATTGATGCCTCGATTAGCCCATTCAATCGTTAAAATGTTAAGACTGCGTTGAGCAGTCCTAAAATCGTAACCAGTTCTAAGTTCTAACCCACATCTTTCAAACGCCTCTTCAATGAGGTCGTTCATATTAAGATTAAAGGACGTTGTCCCTGTGGTATATGTCATTATTTTTTCTTAAGTTTGCCTAATGTTTGAGCCAATTTTGCTCTTTGACCAATTTTTCCTGATTTTTTTGCGGCAGACGCTAATTTTGATGCTGGAATCTTCTCTCCAGCCTTAACTTTTAGCGATTTACGCAAACTTCCTGGATGTTTGATAGCTCCAGCAATCCAATTGCCTGTTTTTCCGCCTTTTTTGTACTCATAAACCTGATTTGGATTATCTTTTCTGATAATTGTCTTAGGTTTTGAAGGCATCTTGGAGGGTTTTATATCACCCATTCCACGAGAGGCTCTCATATTACTTAGAGTAACCGCCACCACACATTTTTTCAACGATTTCATGGTGATGTTTGTGACCATGCATACCGCCATCGTGGTGTTTTAAGTGTTTTTCAACGTGTTCATGGTGATGAATATGACCGCCATGTGCGTGATGACCATCGTGATGCTTCATATGGTCTGCTACGTGTTCGTGATGATGTTTGTGACCGTGTTTCATATATTGCTCCTTAAATAAATTTACCTTTTGTTATACCACGTTTTTCAATACCATGACCTCTAACCTTACCACCTTTAGCTTTTTTAACTACAGGCCCCATATCAACTTCACCAACACCTTTTGGTACTGGATGAGTTTGAGTAGGTAATGCTTTAGTTTCTGGTGACATATCACCAGCTTTAACTATTGGAACAGGTTTAATATCTGATGCCATGATTAACAGTATTTACCTTTTGTGTGACCACGTTTAGCAATACCGTCAGCAACCTTAGCATAGCCACCTTTACGCATAGGTTTTACATCTTTAGGAGCAACTGTTTTACCAGAATCACCCAAGTTGTGACCTTTTGTATGACCACGTTTTTGAACTGCTGATTCACCGTGTTTTGTTAATTTGTTAGAACCTTTTTCAACATCTTCTGACATTGATTTAGGACCCATTGTTTCTTTTTCTTTAAACATTTTAGTTTTACCACCTTCTGCGTGTTTATGAACTTTACCACCGTGCTTAAGATTTAATCCACGTGTGTGACCAGATTTTTGAACAGCGTGTTCACCATGTTTTAATGGTCTTTCACCTGCTTCAATTGCTGGATCTTCTGTTGGGCCACCTTTAGCCATTTTCTTCATGTGTGATTTACCACCATGCTTCATACCAACGCCACCTGGACCACCCATACCAACTGGTGGAACACCTGGAACTGGAGATGCTTGTGGAGGAACCATAGGTGTACGAGCCATTGGAGCACGCATTGGAGCTCTTACTGGAACTGGTACTGGTACTATTTTTGTTCTTGTTTTTGCCATGTTATTTACCTTTTAAATGTTAGTTACAATTCCATCTTTTTAGAGATGCTGCTTTACGAGTAGGTCTGCCTTTTTCATCTTTCATAGGACCTGGCATTCCACTCATTCTAGCACAAAATGATCTTTTGCGTGCACCTCCTTGCGGCTGAGGCGCTTTTAAGTGACTACCAGTTTCCCTATTGTATTTAGCACGACCTTTAGCTGTAAGTCCAGCACCTTTGGACACTGGTAATTTCTCACCACGTCCAACAGATAATGAAACTCCACCTTTTTTCATCTTAGCTGTCTTGGCAGATTCTTTAAATGCTTTAGCAGTTGGAGCACCTTTAGCTCCTGGTTTACGCATATGTTCACCACTACCGTGAGCTATACGCTCCTGTTTAGCGTGAATGTTTGCATAAAGGCCGCCATATTTAAATTTCTTACCTTTGTCAGCTTCGGCAAAGTCTTTACCTACAGATTGGGGAATACCTACTTTTTTAGCAAAGGCTTTTGAATGAGCCACTGCTTCCATGAGTCTATGTTGTTTTGCTGATTTACTGGGCATGATGTTGTCTGATTAGTTCGTCAATCTTACTTTCTAATTTAGAGAATCTTGAGTCTAAGTGAGCCACCATTCTATCTAATTCAGCTTGAGTTACATTGTCTCGTGCAATTTCTTCACGAGTACGATTAAGTAAAATGCTTATTCTTTGTAACTCATCAAACTTGTCTTTAACAATAAAACCAACAATACCAACAGTGACTGACAGGATAAAGTTCCATGCCAACATGATATCGTTAGCTGACATGATTAAAAGTATCCTGGGAATGTATTGCCAGCATCAGGATTGTTTTTGATAAGTTTACCATTAATAACAGCACCAACTTGAACATTGCTACTATTATTGGTTCCTATTTGCCAAATAATGTCTGATTTTTCTGGATAAAAGAATGGTGTACTTGATCTATCAATAGTAAATACTGAAGTAAATGCTTGTTGTAATACATCAAATTGAACGCCAGTATTATTATTTTTAGACAATACATTGTAATACATTTGACTACCAGTGTATCCATTGTCAGTATTAATTTCAACTTGATATAAATAATAACTATATCCTGCAGGAACAGTATAAATAGCAGCTTGTGTTTTACCAATACCAGGATTAATTTGTGCAACAATATTAGATCCTTGTGATGCTGTGATTGTTCCTACATTAGTGACTTGGCTAGTGCCTGGAACAACCATGGTCATGCTATTCACTCTGTAATAACTATTAATAGTTGTAACAGAAGAAGTACCATTTAACAATATAATTTCTGATATAGGATTAAAGTTTGCATCTAACCCAGAAATAGAAATAGCTGCTTTTGTATTATCAGAAGCAGATGAACTGACTAAAACTAAATTAGCTGCAGAAGCTGGGAAAGTATATGCTGTTGCATTTTCCCATATAGCAATCGTTGCATTTTGTGCTGTTGTGGTTGAAGAAATAGCTGTATTGTAACCAAATATATTAACATTTGAATGACCATATACTTGACCACGAGCTACTTGTAAGTCAAATGGCTCATATTTAGCCTGACGTGTAATTGAGTTTACAACATTATTTGTTTTTGGTACTGGATATACCATGATTAATCTCCTAAAGTTAAAGAATGGGGGACGAATCCCCCACCAAGATTAATTAATCAAAGTTACCGTATGGGTATGTTGTAGAATTACCAATGTTCATGTCAAGTTGGTTATAACGAACTGTTACTTCAATTTGACCTGTTGTTGGTGTAGCTAAACTAGAACCAGTAATTGCTAATGTAACAACAACTTGGCTAAACCATGAAGGTTGTTGACCAGGTTGAATATTTTGTACATCTTGTAATGTTGCACCAGAGTATGTTAATTGTGTACCAACAAATGTTGCAGTACCACGAGTTGCTGAAGTTACAGCAGCCATAGTAGCGTAAACGCCAGTTGATGTAGCAAAGTTATTTGAAACATATGGTTGAATAGATGTAGCTGTATGTGTACCATCTGAAGGTAATGTACCAACATCAACAATGATGTCAGTAATATTTGATGAGTATGGTAATAAGAATACAACACCACGATAAGCAGTACCAGTAGCATCAGCTGTAGGAGCAGAAGCTTTAGTTGGACCATTGGTGCTATAAACACCAGATTGTGGAGTCCAGATTGTAGCTGTGTTATTTGGAATGTTGCTTGATGTAACAAATGCACCAGAACCACCACCGTAATTAGCTATGTTTGGAGTTGTTACTGAGAAATCTAAAAGTGCAGACTGAACTAAGTCAGTGTAGCCCACATCACGTTGTGGACCAAAACGGTTGTCACCCGATAGAATCGGGCCGTCAAAGGTAGAACGAGCCATAATATATCCTTATGCAAAAGTCCTCTTATCAATCATTGCATTGTCTGCTGGGGCAGTCCGATAAGAGTAATCACCCAGATATAATATTCTTGCATAAAATGCTTGAAATTGCAACAAATATCTATTAATATTGCAAACTATGAGAGCATATCCAGAGCAGGTTTTACACCAATATAATCAAGCATTTTCCTTGAAATTACAAGGTAAAGTCCAAGAAGCATTAACTCAATGTGAGTCTATTTTAAAGATTCATCCAACTTATTCTTTAGCCCTTCAGCTCATAGGCATAATATTTGCAGAAGTCAAGAACTATCCCATGTCTTTAGAATACTTTACAAGAGCCATGAAGCATGATAGGAAGAATGCGGCTATTTATAGTAATCGTGGCAATGTTTACCAAGATACCAAACAATATGACTTGGCTTTAGCTGATTTTGATCGTGCCATAAGTATCAAAAGAGACTTTGTTGAGGCTCATTATAATAAAGGCAATTGTTGTAAAGAGATGAATCAATATGAAAAAGCTATAGAATGCTACAAAAGAACACTAGTCTTTAATCCAAAATACAAGGATGCCTATACAAATATGGGTACTTGTTATCAAAATTTACAACAGTTTGATAAGTCAGTTGAATGTTACGATAAGACGATTGAGATCAATCCACAAGACTGGATGGCTTATAACAATAAAGGTTATGCATTACATGTATTAATGAACCTAGACGAGTCTATTAAAACATATGATCAAGCTATATCATCTAATCCAGATAACCCAGATCCTAAGTTTAATAAAGGACTTGTAGAGCTTTTAAAGGGTGATTGGGAAAAAGGTTGGGAAGGACATGAAGTTAGATGGACTAATCGTTTTTCTCCAGTTAAATTGCCTAAACTTTGGAAGGGTGAGGATCTAACAGATAAAACAATCTTTATTCATCACGAACAAGGTATTGGTGATACGATCCAATTCTGTCGTTATCTTAAGCTTTTAAAAGCTAAAAAGATTATTGTAGCTGTTAAGCCAGAAGCTTTTGCCTTATTAAAATCCATGCCTGAAATAGATGAGATCTATGATGACTTATCTAAAGTAAATGAGAATGATTATCATTATCAATCACCATTTATGTCATTGCCTTATATATTTAAAACAAGACCTAACAACATTCCGCATGATGTTCCTTATCTATTTGCACCAGAAGATCGTGTAGCTTATTGGAAAGATAAGTTAAAGGATGATAAGAAGTTTAAAGTAGGACTTGTATGGTCTGGTGGATTTAGAGCAGATCAGCCAGAATTATGGGCTGTTAATAATAGACGTAATGTTCCATTAGATAAGTTAGCTTCATTCCAAAATGAAAACATATCATTTTACAGTTTACAAAAAGGTGAGTTTGCTGAAGCTGAATTAAAGAACTCTAAAGTATGGAATATGATTGATTATACTTCTGAGTTACAAGACTTCTCAGATACTGCTGCATTGATTGAAAATCTTGATCTTATAATCTCTGTAGATACATCGACTGCACACGTAGCTGGTGCTCTAAACAAACCTGTATGGATGATGAATCGATTTGACACATGCTGGAGATGGTTAACAGAAGGCAACAAAACAGATTGGTATCCAAGTATGACTATCTATAGACAGAATAGTTTCAACAATTGGTATAACGTGATTAACAATATTGCAATAGACCTACATGCACTTTCCAGAAGATAATCTTTACCTTGTAGATGGAGGTATTGGAGACTTCCTCCAATTTGTGCCATTTATGCTTCAATATAAGCGTAGATACTTTGTTTTAACGCATTTTAAAGGTGCTAAAGAGCTTATGTTAGCTTTAAATGTCATGCCTGATACGTTAATGTATTACTCTACAGAACCTGAAAAAGTAGAGAAAATTAAACAAATTGCACTCCATAATACCATCAATCAATGTCCAAGACATTTTTACTTCTACGGTAATCCATTCCCAAAACAAAAGCCATTATTTGATAATGATAAAAAGACTATTGGTGTTCATCTAAATGGAAGTAAGTTCTCTTTAGAATGGCAAATAGCCCATAATATGATTACTAAATCTATTCCTTCAAAGATTATAGAGTCTTTTAAAGATTACAATGTGATTGTATTTGGATTGCCTGAAGACTTAGAAGGTTTAGAAGAGTCTGATCATGTGAAGTTTGTTTGTTATAAAGATATAGCCAAAAGCTTTGCTTATGTTGAACAGTGTGATTATGTGGTGGCTGCAGATAGTTCTGTTAAAACCATGAGCTCTATGTTACGCATTCCTACATTCGTATGGATGGCAGATAACGAAGATCCATTTAGAGATAAGATCTTTATTGATCAATATGTCAAAGATGGCATTATGAAAACATTCAAATATAAAAATGCTTTTGATGATATGGATGAAGGCATCAAGCAAACCATGGAGTTTTTAAATGAATCCAAATAAAGTAGTTAATTCACAATATGGTCAAATCATCATAAATACAAACGATAAGGGAGTTGGAGCTTCTATATCTGAAGGATCATATTTTGAGCCTGAAAATATAAACATTATGATTGGAGTGATCAACACACTTCTACAAAGAAAAGACAAAATTACATTCTATGATGTAGGTGCTAACATTGGAACACATACGTTAGCCATAGCTAGTACATTCAAAAATAAAGTATTTATAAGATCATTTGAAGCTCAAAGACAAGTTTATTATATGTTATGCGGAACTATTGCTTTAAATGGATTACGCAATGTATATGCTCACCATTGTGCCGTTGGTGGCTATTATGGTTTGATTGATATTGATTTACCAGATTACAATGTAAGACAAAACTTTGGTGGTCTTGAGATTAAAGAGATAGATAAATCAGATAATCAAGATATGATTTTTAATAGTTCAGAAAACATTGAAATGATGAGATTAGATCAGTTTCATGAACCTATTGATTTCATCAAAATGGATATTGAGGGAATGGAGGAAGAGGCTTTATTTAGATCCTCGCTTATGCTTGAGGAGTATATGCCTGTTTGCTACGTGGAAATATTTAAATCTAATCAAGATCGCATTTTTAGCTTCTTTAAAAGCCTTGGCTATAAATGCTATTCAAATGGTCAAGATATGCTTGCTATGCCGACTGGCATGGATGTAACTATTCTAAATTTTAATCCTGTATAAAAAGCCCCTAGATGGGGCTTCCTATTATTGTGCTGGAGTAACTCCTTGTGGAGTTACAGGAGCTTCTGGAGCAACTTCAGGAGTTGATCCTTCTACTGGTGTAATGGTAGCAACTTCAGCTGGACTTACAAACAAATGTTTAAAATGAGAGATTTCAACATTCATTGCAACTTCAATTGCACTTTCAATAGCACCAAAAAAGCTTTTTACATAACCAAAAATAGTCTTAAGGATTTGTAAATGAGCCTTTACTAAGTTCCATAAATCTTTTAATAATTGCATACTATCTCCTTTGTTAGATAAAAAACCCCACTTTTTTAAGGTGGGGCTTTCTATTTATCAACTAACTAGTTTCCTAATTAGTATGAACCGTAAACACCTAGTGGATCAGAAACACCGAATGAATAACGTTCACGAGATTTATATCTCACGTTACCAGTGTCAAAGTCACCGTCCATAGAGTTTTGTAGAGGTGTTCTAACGAACATTTTAAGACCATTAGGCACATCTGTTGTTAAGAACCAAGCATTAGTTGCTGTTAAGAAGTGGTTAATTGTATAACCTTCTGGAACAGAACCGTTGTTCTTAATAGCATTGATGTCGTTGTTGTTTGTACCAACACGGAGTTCTGTGTCAAGTAAACGTGTAGCAACGAATTGTAATGCTGGTGGAACAACTAATTTGCGTGGTTTAGCAGCGATCAAGAGACCACGTTCATCAGTCCATGCAGCGATTTGAATAACAGCATTTTCCAATGATGTTTCATTCAAGTCAGCAGGAGTTGATGGTGTGTTAGCATTAACGCCACCAGACACCAATGGGTGTGCAGTAGAGAATAATGATTGACCGTCACCGTATGTGAAGTTTGAGTTGAAGCCGTTGTTTAAAACAGCAGCACCTTTAACTTGTTTTGTGTACGCCATAGCACGAGCTAATGCTTTAGTATAACGAGCTGATAATGAATCATACAAGTTATCTTCAATAGCTTCTTCAGTTAAGCTGAAGCCAAGAGCAATAGTTTCGTGGTTGTAGCGAGCAGTCCAAGCTTCTTGTGCATTGTCATATGCAATTGCTTGACCTTCGTTTTTAACTGGTGCAGCAGAGAAACCAGAAAGTTTTGTTTCTTCTTCGAATGAACGTTCAGAAGTTTCGATTTCATAGATTTCTTTGTGTTCTTCACCATAACGAGCATATTCAAGACCGAACAAAGCGTTAAGTCCAGGTAATAGCTCTTTGAGTAGCTGGGCACGAGATATAGCCATTTAAATTTCTCCTTAAACGCCAGTGGCTTGTAAATATTGATGAGTTCCAAAATTCCACTTCACTAAGAGTTCAGTGAACCCTGCGAAAGTTAAAGTTTGGGTCGTAGATGTAGTAGCCGCTGCAGATAAGTTTACTGTTGTACCAGATACTGATGCAACATAAGCACCAGCAGGAATGCCAGTACCATAAACTTGCATACCAACATAAATGTTAGCATTAGCTGCAGATAATGTTACTACTGTTGTGCTGTTTGTAGTAGCTGTTTGTGATGCTGATAACGCTGTATCAGGTACACCTTGGATAATACGAACAGGCAATGAAAGTGTTGTAGTAACACCGTTAATTGCAACTGCTGAATCACCAGTTACTGTTGAACCAGTATTTTGTACTAAAGCAGCATTTAAACCGATTGCGTATTGACCGATAGCAGTCATTGTTGTGCCAGATGTTACAGCAGCAACTTTGAATACTGTGTCAGGATCTTCTACTACTACAGCTGTAATGTCACCAGCTGGAAGCACAGGAGATGTTACACCACCTGGGTAGTATTGTTGCCAAATACGTTGATTTGTACTTGGGTTAGTATAGTAACAACCAACGAAAACACCAACTGGGGATGCAGTAGCTGTACCAGTGTCTTTAGTAACTGTACCGTCTGATTGGATCTTAACTGCGTCACCATTATAGATTGCAGTCGCTGAACCATTAGCGATAGGGAAGTTACGTGTTGCACCAGCAAATACTTGACCACCAATTAGATTAACTGGCTTGAGCCCATATGGGGCTGGTACTGAAGGATATGCCATTTAAAACTCCTAATATAGTTAATTTTTATTACCAAAAGATACTGTAGACTTACGTTCTGAGAACAAAGGCATACGTGCATCATTTTGACGCATAAAACTATTATCAACTGCTTCGGCTTGTTGCTTAGTCATATTGTTCTCATAGTCCATACGGGCTTGAACAAACTCTTGCGGAGCCTTACATAATAATAGTCCGCCAATCTCAATGTTGTCTTTAAAACGACTATCGGGATCAACTAGCAAGGAAAACTTAGGTTGTTCTTCTGCTCTTACTGGTTCCCATCCTTCTCTTAAACGAGAGGAGAGATTTTTCGGATCAGCAACGTTAAGCATTGAAACTCTAATCCATCTATACGCATAACCAGCTTGCTTATCTGGTTCTGGTAGCAATTCAGGAGGGGTCCAAGCTTTTGGACGCTCTTCTTGTTGACGAGTTTGTACATCACGGGGAATTCTATTTTCAGCCATTTTGGGACTCCAATTTAGTTAATTCCATAGCATATTGCTCTGGAGAAAGTTTGAACTTTTTAGCCAAAGCTAATTGCGTTTGCGTCAGTCTAATCTTTTTTGGGGATGTAGAACGTGTTGCAGGTGCTACTACTGTAGCGGGTTTTTTGGCAGAGTCTTTGGTCTCTGTTGTTTCGCTCTGAAATTTTTCAGGGAAACGTTTACGCATCTCGGTATCAATTGCGTTCCAGTAAGTGTCGGAGCCTGTCGGGACACCGTCTCTTTCCAGACGCTTATGAATACCCATTGCAAGGAAACTCATATCCTCATCCACACCGTACCAACTATTTTTATCTAGCCAGGACTGGGTTTTTGAGTCCAGCTTAGGTGTAGGTTGAGCTTGAGGTATTTTAACCTGATTTTCCTCGTTTTGTAAAGCACTTTCTTCATATTGTGGCTTATAACGCTCAATTTCTTGGGCTTTTATCTTTGCAGCCATCAATTGTTCTTGTGCTTCAATCAAAGCTTGAGAATCACCAGCATCTAATGCCTCTTTAATTTGACGTTTTGCAATGTCTAATTCACGAGTTGAGTTCTCTTTAGCAGTAGAAACATAGACTTTTTCACCATCTGAAAGACGGTTTTTAAGCTTTTTAGTCTCATCTAATAAAGATTGAGCTACACGAATAGCTTCTTCTTGTTCACGAAGTGCTTGTTCCTTAGCTCTACGCTCATCGTTAATGAGCTTTTTCATTTGTAATAGACGTTGTTTAGCTTCTTTAGAGTATTCTTCTAAAGTATCTTCTTCAACTTCTTTTACAATTTCTTCAGGTAAAGGAGTAGCGTTCTTTTGATCTTCAATAGGACGATCATCCTCTACTTCGATTTCAATCTTAGCTTCAGGTTCCTTTTCTACTTCTGGAGCCTTAACTTCTTCTTCGATTTCATCTGGGAATTTAAATTCTTCAGCCATATATCCTCCTAAACACGACTAATTCCACGAGGATCTTGTACTACTGCCTCGACAGAATCATCATTGATTAATCGGAATTCACGACCATGAATCTTTAATCGTGTGCCTGTATTAGGACGTGCAAGGATAAAATCTCCTTTTTTACACCACGGTCCTGTAGGGAAACGCTTTTCGTCCTTGTAACAATCAGGACCCATATCTACAACAAAGAATACTGTAGATAGAACTTCTTCGTTTCTCATTGTATCAGTGGATTTTAAAATACCACTGTCAAATTTATCTTCAGCTTCTGGTAAGGCACATAACATTCTATAGCCTTGTGGTACTGGAAGCTGTCTTGCTTTTTCCTCATCCGTTTGGGGAAGAGTTGTTGCTTGGGTTACATCATCGGGATTTGATCCGATTAGTAGTTCACTCATCTGAGTTCTCCATATTGTGTTTTAGGTCTGATACAAACATACGTGCAGAGAGAAGACCTTTTATCTCACCGCATATTCTTTGGTATTCAGCGAAGTCTTTGGCTTCGCCTACTCCCAAAATTTCTTCTAATCGTCTTACCTTTTCATCTATCTGTTTGAGAATTAGATCTAAAAGTTGCATTTATTACTCCTTTGGTTGTTTAGGTTCGTTTTTAGATTGTTCATTTTGATGTTGATGTTCTTTCTTTTGTTTTACCAATTCAGAAAGCACTCTTACATCATTTGCATTTTTAGTGTTTTGCATTTGTTGTTTAGACTTACCAATGTCAGCACCGATACGTAATCCTTCAATCTTTTGTTTAGCTTCAAGATTAGCTTTATCATTTTGAGCTTTAGCAGCCGTTTGCATACCAGCAATTTCTTTCTGAGCTGCAATACGTTGTTTTTCAACTTCGATTTGGTCAGCTTTAGCAGCAGCTTCAATCTGCATCTTCTTCATCTTAATCTCAATTTCTTGAGCTTTTAATTGAAGTTCTTTCATTTGCATTTGGATGACAGGATCATTAGCAGCTTGTTGAGCTTGTTGAGCAGCCACAGCAGTTTGATTTTGATTGAGCAAGTTTTGAGCAGCAGGAACAGCGGCTTTAGTAATAGCGGCTTCTTGTTCAGGTGTAAGACCCCAATCAGGATCATCACTGAACGGTATATCAATACCAGCCATAAGTTCCATTTGACGTTTATACTCAAGACCTACGTGCTCTGTGATATGTGCTTGCATAGCTTGCATAATCATAGGAGCTTGTGGGTTTTGACCAATGATTTGCTTAATCTTAGGATCATTCATTGCAGCCATATGAATTTGAATATGTGCTTGATGATCTTGGTATGGGAAAGCTTTTAAAGGTTGATTCTTTAAAGCATTCACATTCTCAGTGATTGCATCTACAGGTTTCATATCATCTGGCATAGGAACTAACTTCTCAGCGTTCTTAATACCAATCACATCTAACATCTGACGATGTAAGTAAGGTAAGTTATAAAGCTGTGGAGCAGTTTGAGATAATTGAAGTACTGCCTGATACTGTACGACTTTTTGTGACATCGTAGCTGCATTAGGATCAGATACTGGAATGATAGTCGTAGTTTCGTAGTCTTTTTTACGTGCAGTTCTGCTACCTTCAGATGGTTCATAATCATAATCTTCAGGTGCATAGTCAGCAATAATGTCTTTTAATAATCTAAACTCTTGTTTCATTGAGTAATGAATACGAGCTTGGATCGCTGACATGACTTTTAAAGTACGTTCTAGGATAGCTAGTGTAGTTCCTACAGGGCTATTTGCAGACATATCAGAAACTTTAATATCACCAGCAGAAGCGAATCTACGACCTTCTTCAACAATTTGATTGAGTAAAGTAATTAAAGTCTGGCTTGGTTCCTTATATGGCAATGGCATGATGTTATCTTTCATTGCACCAGAAGGCACATCTACGTCCCTAAATTCTCCTGGAGCGATTGGAGTATCATCACCTTTGACTCTAAGGCCTCTGGTCTTAAATCCACCAGGGAGATTTGCAAGTGATCCAGCGTCAACTAATTGTCTAAGTATGGATGTTCCAGATTTTGCAAATGCTCCGATTAAGTGGATTAAGCCAAAACAATAAAATCCAAATCCTGGGATATAACCGTAGTGTACAAAGTGTTGACGCTTTTGATGGGTCTTATCATCAGGATCCCAATTACGTCTAATTGCTAAAATATTACCTGAACTCTTTTCTAAAGTAACAACATAAGGAAGAGCTAAACCTGTAGATTCACCTTTGTCGTCTGTATGTTCATAACCTGGCAAGTCAAGGTTAACATGCATCTCTAAGATCTTATAACGATCATCAGTCGTAGCACGGAAGCCTAATTTCTCGGCAATTTTCTTTTCTATTTCATCAAGCGTATTGTCTGGATCACCAAGATCAATGTCACGATAAAAGCCAGCAACTTGTAAATGGCGAAGTTCATTTTCTGTTTTCCTCATCACATGGGTTACACGTTCAGCAGACTCTAAGCTTGATGCACCATAAGGTACAACCAAGTCTTCTGCTGGGACATACATAGATACTTGACGATCCAATTGTGGATCAACATAAATCTTTTTAAAGCCGTTACCTGAAAGACCTAGACCCCATAACATTCTTTCATGTTCAGGTCTATATTCAGTCATTACGTCTACGAGTTCGTGGTTCATATCATCAACCACACGTTCCATTGCTTTTTTCTTTTCTGGTGTTTCTTTACCTACTATCTCACCTTTAACAGGACCAGATGCAGGGAAAGTATCCATGATGGTTTCTGACTGGAACTTAACGACTGCTTCGGATAGGACTGGATGGAATACACCACAGGCACCTTCCCATGGTTCGTTACGTTCTTCAATCTTAAGACCTAGAAGTTCTAAACCATCTACATAGGTTTGAATCCAGTCTTTTCTTGAATCTATATCTGATTGGAAGTCACCGATCAAATCTCCACCAATTTGTTGGAGTTGACCTTCTGACATATGTTCTGCTAAGTTTTCGCTAAAGTCATCGTCTTCACCCTTTTCCATATGCATATCCATACCTGGAAGATGAATGTCTAATGATTCTGGGTTTTCAATTTCAATCTCCATGTCAGGTTGTTCATTAATTGCAGATAAACCTTGTGGAGCTTCGTATATTGCTTTTTCGATTGCCATAATTGTCCTTATCTAAATGCGGGTCCCATAGCCCAAGCCACCGCTGTAAATCTCTCACCAGAGGTAACAGCAGTCACTCGATGTGGTAACACCGATGGAAAAACGATAATACTTCCCTTAGGAAGTTTTGGAATTGGAGAGTCCAAGTCCTTTAGTTCTAGTAAGCCACCTTCATAATCATCTGGGTTTGACAGAATAAGTATTGAGGAGAGTTTGCGTTGATTGCCAAACTCGTCTGGATTGTAAGAGTCACTATGCCAATCATAGTGGCCACCTACTTTATAATGTCCGATCTGGACTGGTTCTATATAAGATGTTGCATAATTCCAATTTGCTTGGATATTGGCAAGTCCTATATAACTCTGCATTATACATCCAACTGGCTCCATTGGGTTAACAAATACAATATTTGTTTGACGTTTGTCTGGATTTATGTATGTTTCATTTGCATGCATAAAACCACCGTCTTTACCTTTAGACCAGTCAATTTCTTTTAGGATAAGATCACACATATCTTCTGATATGATTCTTTCCTGCCACCATACACGTGTCTTAATAATAAGCTACTCTCCTTCTAAATTCTCTTGGTTCATCGGGCTCATCACTTGGTAACGGTATAAAGCCACCACGTCTAAATCTAAGTAAAGCCTGTGTCGTGGAGTCGACTAAGTCGTCATGGTCTGAGTTAGGGAATGCAGCCATTTCCTCGATGACTTCCTCCGCCCACCTTTTACGAGGAGCCCACACTTTGCCTGATGCGAAAAGATCTGTTACTGAATTCACACGACTAATCTTGTCATTACCTCGTGTCGGTGTAAATTCTTGTACAGGTATACCCATACGTCTTAACTCAAAGATTAAAGGTGCACCTGAGGCCTTAGCTTCCACGATAAACGCATCTGGGTTCCACTCTTGATACATTTGCATAGCCCTTCCCTTTAGTTCAGGAAACTCCATACGTTCCTTTAAAGCGTCAAGCAAAATAATGTTAGGGTCGTTTGGGTTTTCATTTAAGAAGAAGACACCCCAAGTTGTACATGCACTATAGTCAGAACGCTCTGACTTTGTAAAAGCAGTATCCCAACTTTGTATAATAAATTCACAAGGAGGAGGGATTTCTTTTTCCCACACGTTCCACCATTCCCGTTTAACTAAAGCACCTTCTTCGGAAGTCGGGTCTTGTTGATACTGTGCTTGCCATTTAGATAAAGGCAACTCAATACGTAACTTATTAAGTTCGTCATAAGACCAGAACTCTGGCCATAAAGGTTTATCGTTAGGAAGAATCGCTGGGAGTTCAATAATCTCCCACTCATCTCCATCACGATCTACCATGGCACTTAAAATCTTTCCAGTCAGGTCTCGTTTAGACCAACGAGTCATAACGACTACGATAGAACCACCTGGCTGTAAACGTTGTCTTGGACCAGAGGTATACCATTCGTACACCTTGTCGAAGACAGAAGGATCACCAGATGCTAAGGCCGCTTCTTGCTCAGAGTGTGGATCATCAATAATAAGAAGGTCAGCACCTTTACCAGTAACAGTACCACCAACGCCAATAGCAAAGTACTCCCCATTAGCATTAGTCGACCAACGTCCAGCAGCTTTCGAATCACTTCTAAGGGAAACATTAGGAAATACACGAGCATAAGCCTCCGAGTCCACTAGGTTACGAACTTTACGTCCAAAGCCAACTGCTAGTTCAGCTGTGTTCGAACATTGAATAATCTTCTTATTAGGAAACTGCCCTAAGTACCAAGCAGGAAGTAAATAAGACGCAAACTCAGACTTAGTATGACGAGGAGGCATGTTAATAATAAGACGCTTAGTTTTTCCACTGGCTATTTCCTCAAATTTTTTAGCCATAACTGCATGATGTCTTCCATCGATGAAACCTGGCCACATCGTCTTAACAAACGTCAGGAAGTCTTTTTGACCCTGTTCTCTTAAGACGGTGTCTTGGTATTCCTTAACCCGTTCCCAAATAGGGACTTGTTCAGCTTCGGGTAAGAGCTTAATGAGTTCTTCTATCTCGTTCATCGTTTAAACCTAGCTTCGTAACGTCTATACTTCGCACCCCAATATGGGTTATCTAGGATCACTTTCATCGGTTTATGAAAAATCCCAGCCCGATCAATCTTGCACCGTTTTGATGCATTCGGATGTAGAAGAAAGCGAAGCGAGATGGTAAGCCTATTCATGATTACGTAGTCTCATATAAGAGGGACGTATAGACCTATGCCTACCTTTTATCCCTTTACATAGTCCTAAGTCTACTAATGCCCACATCTTCCTACAAACATTACCCCTACCCTTTTCACCAGTAAGCCTCATAATGTCATCTATAGAGGGGCCAAAGCCAAACTCTTTCCACCAGGTCTCTATGATCATATAGATCTCTTTTTGTACAGGAGTCAAAATATATACCCTACCTAGTCATGGGACCCAAAATCATCAAGGGGGGTCATTTCTATATCCACGCCTAACTCAACCTTCAAAATTTCAGATACCCCCTCCCCCTCTTCTTCTACTTCGTCTAGGGTGGGTACTTCGCTAGGATTTGATATTTGATT